GTTCTTAGTGATAACATAAATGGTGAATTGATCATTTAAAGAAAGCGTTGACAAAGGTGTGCACATGTGCTATACTTAAAGCATAAAAGAGATGAGAAAATTTCAATAAGGAGGATAAAGAAATGAAAAACAACGAGGTTGCTGAGTTAATCGAAGATGATTCAACTTGGGAAGATGATTCAACTTGGGAAGATGATTTAACTTGGGAAGATGATTCAACTTGGGAAGATGATTCAAGTTGGGAAATGATAGTATTCTAAAGGAGGGATAAAGATGACAGTAAAAGAATTGTATACTATATGCCTTAATTTTGGTGATAATTCATGGGTTAATTTATTTAAAGGTAATAAAAATGTTGATTCTATGTATATGAGAGAATTATTAAAACGTTATGAAAACGCTGAAGTAGAATGGTTTGAATTTTGCAAGAATAATACTTATGATATGGAGGTAAAACTATGACAGTGCAAGATTTATTATATGCATGCGGCAACGTCGATAAGAAAATGTGTATTACAGTAGTAAAAGCAACTGGAAAAGAACTTGTTTCGCGGAAAAATATTATTGCATTTTTTGAATTGCCAGAGTCGCAAGAAATATTAAAAATGGAATTTGATTACTTTAAGCTATTCACTTCTGAGATTATTATTCTAGTGTAAATATAAGGAGATGATTAAACAATGAAAGATTTCTTGATTACATGTTTCATATTCGATTTATTTGTAATTTTAATGTTAATAATATATGTATTTGCATAATAGAAAAGGAGGTCACCCTCCTTTTCTATTTATCAATTGTGATATTATTTTCGGGGTAATACGGTTGTAGAATTAACTTCGGCATTTTCCAGCGGTGTAGGTGGCACAATATTATTACTTTCGTGTAATGCAGGAGCTTTAGTAACGTTTGATTTTTCCAGAGGTACAGGCAATTCAACAGCTGTTAAAGTAGCAATTCCGTTAATGTCTGCTCCACCTCCCCCATAGACAAAGAATAATTCACCATAAATAGGCTGATTCGCATTTACTTTTGCAATAATTGTCATTGTAGGGCCACCAGTTGTTGACGGTTTACTAGATTCTGACGTTTGATAGGCGAGAATAGTATTTACTCCGCTTCTAAGTCTTATTGTTGCCGCACCTTCAAAATTTGCATTGATTGTTGCAATGAAAGTAATAATCATGAAACATGTGTGGTCACAAGTAAACGCAGAAATTGTATGCCATGAACCGTTTGTTGTATTGTCTTTATTTAACACGTCTGACTGGTAATAATATCCGCTATTTCCTGTATATTTAATATTTCCATACATATTCAGATATTCAAAGTTCGTTGGATATGTAATCTCACTATATACATTATTATATACTCTGCTTTTTTCTGTGTTATCGAAATTACTAATTTCCCCTCTAATACTATTACATTTATTGTTATAAATATCATTAGCTCCACCTGTAATCAATTTACTTGAAGCTCCATGATAAATAAAAATGTCATAATTTTCTTGGTCAATAATTGCATTATTTAACACAGTATTATCATGAATTGAACATTTATAACAGTCGTAGTCTGCATATAATCCTGCATATCCGCATGAAGTAATAATATTATTGGAAATATTGCTATATAATCCATTAACGAAAATTCCATATGATGCGAAATTATCTATTGTATTTCCAGTTATAGTATTATTTGAAGAACTAGTTCCCTCTGCAATTCCTATTGATATTCCTCGTCCGTATGCGATATCAATATTAGTAACAAAATCATTTCTATTTCCTGAAAAACTGTTATTGATAATTTGTGTATTGATTATCGTCTGGTCAGCGATAAAAGCAAAACCACTCATACAGTTATTTGCTATATTATTAGAAATCGTACTGTAATTTAAGTTTATAAATCGAAAAATATTTTTAATGTTATTAAACTGGCAGTTGTTAATAATAACGTGATACAAAGGGGCACTTTCGTTTGAATTTCTATTACCAATTGCGCAATCTTCTGAGCTTAAAATGTTGTAGTTAATTTTTTCGGGGTGCGAAAAGTTGCAGTTTTCGATTGTAATTTCCGTCGATGGAGAATTATCATAAGGGCCGAACCAGTTATATGAACCATAGTTTGTTGCCGCGTCCAGCTGAATCATTTCATATGAAAAACTAGTAAGAGCATCGAATACACAATTACTAATCCAAACTCGTTTGCTACTGATAATTTCAAGAAAATGCCAGTCCTGTTTTACGTTGTTTGCAATTCTGCTTTCAAAAGTGCAATCGCAAATTCTGATATCAGAACAATGACATATGCTAATAATTGTCTGATTTATTCTCAAACTTCTGAATCGCATTGAATCAAACGTAATAAAATTATTTGCTTCATACCCGCCTAACGTTCCGTTAGAATCATTAATAAAGAAAACCATATTACTTGTAGTACTTTGAATCAGTGCCCTATATCCGAAAACATAGGTATTAGATTTAACTTTAATAGTTTCGCTGATTAAATAATTTCCTTTTGGAAAATAAATAAAAGCATCTTGAATTGAAAAAGCTTTTTTTATTGCTTCTGTTGAATCTGTTTGAGCTGTGTTATCGGCTCCGCAATCAGTAACAACATTTACAAAATTTGACATTTTATTTAATGCTTTAAGAGCATTTTCTCTTGCGATAACATCTTTTACATTAGCTATCTGTCCAAGAACATTAAATTTTTTTACATCGCTCATATTGTCTCCTTTCTAATTATATAAAAGCATAAGTTCAACTCTTTACGTCTTTTTTGAGAGTAATAGTTTCTGTGCTTTCATCATAAATAGCATTAATAATTAAATTATTAAACTGTGCGTCAATATATTCTTTAAGTGCCTCATCTACATTAGTATTTATAAAGTTGACAATTTCATTCATTTTAGTTGTGAGTTTACATACCTGCTCATAATAACTAAGACTATCATCATATGTTAGCGGTAAAATTTTTGCACCGCATGGATATAAAACTTTATCCATATATTAACCTCCTACCATAACTGAATAAATAATGAATTTAATTCATCAATTATCATTTTATCAATATTGATAATAGACTTCCTAAACTCAATCAAAAGTTGTCCATAATTTTCACTATTATTTTTTCCTATTACATTTTCTGTCCACGTTTCTGTTGTTTCACTTGTTCCTTGTTCGGCTGTTGTTCCACTGGAGTTTCCCGTATTCACCGTTGTTCCCTTATTTGTCTTTGTCCCTTTATCTGTGTTAGTATTTGTGTTAGTTCCTTCTGTAGTACTTCTTCCATTTTCATCGCTACTATTAGTTACGGTGTCGGTTCTTGAAATCATACGAATGTCAGTAAGATATTTGTCTGATTCAATATCAGTAATTCCTCCTTGCGGGGTATCGTTAAATTTATTTGTTTCGTTAAAGTTATTATTATTACTTGTTTCTGAATTATATTCACTTGTTCCCTTAACAGTGTTTTTTCCGGAATCCGTTACTGTTCGATCATTTGTTTCTTCGTAATCATCCGTTTTATTATTAGTACTAGAATTAGTTGTGCTTCCGCTTTTAGTATCGGTTCCTCTTGTCGTTTTCGTAAAGGTTGTTGTTATATTTGTATTGTATAAGGGGTTAAATTCATAAACAGTGGTTTTGTATAATTGGTTGTATGTAGGCATAATTTCGCATAGAGTAGCGTCAAGCCACAACTGCCATAAACCAACGGTTTCTGCACAAATTTCTCGTGTATAATAAGATCTCAAGATTTTTTCACAGAGAATCTTTCTATAGCTTTCATCGAAAATTTCCCAGTTAGTTGTGAAGATTTTATCCCAAGACTTGTCAAGTACAGAATTGATATTATTGAATCCGACGCTTTCCTGTAGTCCTGCTTTTTGCTCACAAATATATCTTACTTCTGTTGTGTACTTACTCATTGTCTTCACCTCCTAAAGTAGGAGCATCTAAACCAAGGTCTACTTGTCCGAGTTCGTCAATTTCATCTCTTATAGTCACCTCGATATTTGTCCCGAACATAGTATTGATTTTTTCTACCGCATGTTGTCGCTCAGATAATCTTGAATATCTATTAGCGAGCGTTCCGCCAAGACCTCTTAGAACCTCATCTTTAATCAGGCGTTCTTTTTTCATAACGTTTGCAGATGGAATACCTAAGTATGTAAGAGCTTCGTTCCACAAGTTTGTTTTTAAATCATAAATTTTGTCGCATACAAAAGGTGCGTCTGTTTTTAAACAAATAACAGAATTTTCATCAAAGGAATTGTCAGCAAAGATTACAGGACTATTTCCATCCATCTCTTTAAACGCGTTCAGTAGTGTTAGTCTTAGTTTCTGATCGCATTTTAGCAGAACAGGCGTTTTTTGAGCATTTGCATTTACATCAATGATTCTGTCCAGATTGTAAAGCCTCTGCGCAAATAATTCAATAACAGGGGAAGTTGGAGTTCTGTCCATGTTGTTCCATATAATGACACTGTCGGTATCATATAATGATTTCCGATAGTTATTATACTTTGAATACGCTACTCTCTTAACAGGTTCACCATAGACGTTAAAATTTCCGTTGCATACTACGTCTAGCGCAAGGTTTCCAACTACTTCGTCATTGAAATAAACAGCCCCCGCATTATAAAACAATGCCTGTTCAATATATCGGCTATCAATAGTGGAAGGTATGTTTTTCCATTCGAACATACTAATAGAAATCTGCCGTAGAATAGAAAGATACTGCCCGTATGATCGCATATTAAGATTTAATGAGTCACTAAAGTAACTTTTCTTTTTACTCAAAATATCACCTCCTTACGACGGGCTATTATCAAGGTCATAGTTTCCAATTTCCGTGTGTTTTTTCCAGAACCTACAACCAGAGTTAAAAATATTTTCGATTTTTCTTGCATCGTCAGACGGTAAATTTCCCTCCACTATGCAATCTGTAGTTTTTACATACGTCCAATGCGGCCTTGCATTCATGTTGGGAATAGCAGTTCGCCTTACGGCATATCCAAAAGCTGAAAAATAATCATCAATTACTTTCGCGTATGCTTTCGTAATACATTTTTCATAGATTCTGAAACCTTTCTGTTTTGTGGCAAGCAGGAAATCACTTTCCTGTGTTCCCTGATTTCTTGTTCCCATTTCAACTGGTACAGTATTAACAGTTAATAAATCAACTACTTTTCCTATGCTATTACTAATGCCGCCAAACAATGCACCGCCGATTGCACCGAGAATACCTCCCCCAGCTCCTGCGGCTCCACCGCTGATTGCCCCTTTTGTAAAGCTGTTAAACAAGCTGTTCGGTGCAGATGTATTTTGCTGTGCAGTATAGGCACGGTATGTATCAATGTTGTATGCACATAGAGGAAAGCTTGACAAGCTAACTCTTTCATCAATTTCTAACTGTCCATTTCCTGACATGGACTGAACCTTATAATTGATCGGCATAAAAAGAGCCTGTGTTGATGCTCCGAAAGATGCCTGTTCTGTAAAACTATATGTTCCGCTACTTGCATTTCCCGGCACTGTATTGAAACATTCGTATTTATAATCTTTTCTGTCACCTTCTCCATTGCTTACTTCTGCATATTTATAGGGATAGCAGAAGAGTTTATTATTTTTTGGAACGTAGCCGTCAAGTGTGTTATAAGGTTTATTATTTGTGTGAGTCTCCTTGTATCGGTCTTCTATCGGAGTGCCGCCGGGCACTACATATTTAGCCGGAAGTGAATATATTTTAACAATATTATCTGCTTTATTTTTGTCAATTAAATCATTGATATATTTATTTGCAGATTCTGCCGTTACAAAAACGGAGATTACACATCCGCTATAAACTCCGCCAGCAATACCGCCACCGGAGCCGCCCGATTCTGCCGCTGTCACTATAACGATAGGATTAAACGATGATGTTCCGGTGAGGGTATAATCATGAATGCCTTCAATAACGTGTTCGCCGAAGTTGATTCCCTCATCAAGAATATTAACGCCGATCGAATCATCTGTCACATGTTGCCGCTCGATAAAGCATTGCTTTAATTGAAAAGTTCCCATCCACGTTGTGAGATAGTCAATTTCAAAATGAATTTCCGTCATACCGTTTGAACGGTATTCAATATTTGTAATAAACGCATAAAACCATTTATTTTCATATGATGTATTTTTGTATCGCAGATATCCTGCTGACAGGAGATTAACAATCGCAGTTCCAACTTTGATAATTCCTTTTTGCTGAGACACATATGATATATTTGTTAACGTTGCTATTTTATGAATATTTGAAAAATATGAATCTTTAGCGGTTGTTGAGCTAAAATATAATGCATTATCATAATTAGCAGATAAACCGATATCTGAGAATATTTCAACTGTACTGTTCGGAGATATATACATTATTTCACCCTCTTGCTAATTTCAATTAAACTACTGAGTGTTAAATTTGCATTATTAACGTTATTTATGCTAATAGTGAATGTAGTTGGATTATTTATAACAAAATGCCACGGAATAATAACAGTAAATGCTGAACCTTCTTTTAGTGTCGATTGCGCGTAGTAACTATGTACTGGAAATGAATATATTTCACTGTATACGCTGGCAAATATCATAGAATTGCCAGACTCAACCGGATATAAAATGTGTTTATAATAATATTCACCCGGATCGAGCTTGATTTTCCAAGAACTTACCTGTTTTACATTTATTGAAGATACTGTTTTAAAAGTATCTGTTGCAGGACTAAGATTATTTATATAATCACCGCTAGTTATTTCATAAACAGGACTATTTACATTTCTATCTATATCTAGTATATTATATCTCTCCTTTTATTATAATTAAGCGGGGAATATTATCCCCGCTATTATGTTATCCAACTTTATCAAGTACTACAGTTGCCCCAACTTCTGCACTTGCATTGATTGTAGCAGAAGCTTTAGCATTATAAGTAGTTCCATTTACCGTTGCGCTTAATACAAGGTTAGTTGCCGTAGCACTTGCAGGAATTAATAAAGCTCCATATTTCTGCACACCTACACCCGCTTTTGTTGCCTGTTCTGTCTGAACTAACTGAACATTATGCGGCTCCAACGTAGCTCCATCCACCTGCGGTTCCAGACAAAGAACTGTAGCGGTTTCGGAAATGGATTTATCGACCACCTCAAACGTGATAGTAGCGGGAAGAGCTACATTGGCGGTATTTGCAACAAATACAATAGCGTTAGCAAACTGGGAAGAACTAATCGTTTTCCATGTATGGTAGAAGTAATTCCAATACAGACCGGACGCTACATATTTTTCAGTAAATTTGTTCATATTATCATAGCACTGAAACCAGTTTTCATCCAGCAATACTGCTTTTACATCTGCCATAAGTGCAAGCTCCTCGGTTGTTACTTCCTCGATGCCATCTGAATAATCGCGGATAACTTCAAAACGTTCATTATCAAACGTGGTAAAATCATCAATCAGGAAAAGACTTCCCATGAACGTAGCCTTGTCCATGTTAAACGCGGCGGCTAAAACTTCTACGTCATACTTTGCGTTGAAATCAGAATCCATAAAAATAACCTGTCTCTCGCGAGGAGTATTATTTCTAACGGATGCCGCGTTGTAAGTCGTTTTCGGGAACGTGATCGCATTGGATTTTGAACGAAAAGCGGTTGCGTAATTTGACATTTTAGAATCATCAACTGCTACCGGGTACATCTGTCCCTTAGTAACTGCTTTAATAATCAGATACTTAAACAGCAAAAATTCGTCATATTCTGCGGCAGTATAAACTGATTCTACAATTTTAGCGATTAAATCAGTTACTCCCTGTTCGCTCAGAAAGGCTCTTCTTAAATCTTCATCCTGAATAGTCACCGGATACATAACACGCCAGTTCATGATGTGAAACTGACTACGCACATCAGGAAGAGAACGCTTAAACTCTCTACCTTCTCCTTTATCAGGATCGTAGTCAACTACTTTTGCAATGCTTACAAAAATATCTTCTACAGTTTCCCCGAACTCCAGATATCCTTTTTTCAGTCTGGAATACGGGTTGTTAAATGTTACGCTCTGCGCCCGCACTAATGCAATACGGTTTACCAGTGCATTTAAAAACTGATTTGCTAACGCCGGAGTGCCACAGATAATTTCTCCTACCTGAGGAATCTGTGTTGCCTTTTCTACTACAGGAACGTTCTGCTGATAATCATAACTGGCATTCTGCCTGATAACGTTTAAAATGTCAATCGTGCTCGCATTAAGAGTACTCTGCGCAATTCTCTTAGCCATAGTTATTTGACCTCACTTTCTACAGTAAATAAATCCTCAAATTTTGTCGGTGATTCATAATGCTCAATTTCGGGTTCGCTCTCAGGGCTATCATCTTCTTTTCCCTCAAACCGTTCCTTGTAACGTTTGCGCCACGAAGCGTCATTTTCTTCGTATTTTGTTTTCCAATCTTCCGTGTCTGAAAATGAATCAATAGTATCTGATACATCCTCCAACAATGAAATATTATCGTCACTTAAATTTTCTCCAAAGCTTGCAGTAAGTCTTGCGACTAAATCTTCTTTTGTTGATACTGCCATTTTTATTAACTCCTTTCTTAAATAATCCTTCTCATAAAAAACCATAGCGGCATGCCTTTTTTACCGGGCGTTGGCCCGGGCGGCTCGGGTTCCACTCCTCCGGCCCACCAGTATACCAACATTACGTTTGCATGTGCGGCACTTCCGGTGGGGTCTTGATAAAAATTGCCGGAGGTCTGCTTCCACGAAGAGGGACTCGCAGATTTATTATCGTAAATGAACTGATAATAATTTTGCGCGTATGCAATACGTTCAGTCAATTTATTTCCGGGAACACCTTCCCAGCATGCCAGAAATTCTTCTACCAGTAATGGTAAATTCGTGCTTGTTGATGACAAAAATTCAGATAAATTGTTATATCCCATCACTGAATTTGCCGCTGTCCAGTAATTTTCGTGCAGTACAAAATTTAACTGCCCATATAAATCTCCGTCAGAATATCCCTGACTAGTGACCCATGTATGCAGATTATAACAACGACCATGCGGGGTTCCAACATTAGTCCACTGTCCCAAACCATATCCACCTATTCCGTCATACTGATATTCGTGATCCCAGGTTGTAGGAATGAGTGATTCCCAGATACCCGGATTCATTCCAGATTCCCACGCCCAGCAACCACACATGGCAGAGACCACATAGGGGCTAATTTTTCTTTCGTCGGGCATTTTATCACTCCTTATATTTATTAAAAATGGGCATCAAGTCATTTACGCAATGCTGAACCTTCGTGTAGTCATAGCCAGCCCGTTTTAATGACTTTTTTCTATCTTCTCCGTTTCCGTATGTTCCGTTAATAACTTCGATTGCAATAGCAATTGTTTCAGGGATTCTAATAAAACTTACCTCTGCCATTTGTTGTCCTCCTTTGAAATATGAAAAATTGATAAAAGTTTTTCAGGTAAAATATCAGTAATTTTAGCAAGATTTTCAATGATTGACACTACTTCTGTAAGACAAACAAAAGAAATTACAATCGGAAGTAATTTAATACTTAAGACAAAACCTACTTCACTTCCGTATGTATCAATCATTAGTGCCAAAAAATAACAGATTAAAAAACCAATCTTTTTAAAAATTCCGTCACGCAGTTTCGTTGACTGTAAATCTTTTGCCTTAACTGCTGAAATTAAACCGGTTATTAAATCTGTTAAATTAAAGAGTAATGCCACGCCGATACTATGCATGTATTCACCACCTTTACATTTAATTGAATATATGTTACAATATAAATATAACATAGATAAAAATAAATGTAAAGAGGTGTGCACTATGAATTTGCAGAAATATAATCACTTTATATCAGATGATAAAATTCACTACAGCGGAAATTTGCTATTATCAAAAATGGATAAAAATGGAAACAAACCAGAAACATATATTTCAACATCGAACCGTAGTGCTGGTAAAACAACTTGGTTTGGTGGATATATTCTAAATAAATTTTTAACAAAAAATGAGCTGTTTTGTATTTTAATGAGGAAAAAATATCAGCTTGAAAAATCAGTTTCTTTTATGGCGTATTTTCCCAGTGCATTATCAAATTACTACCCTGATTTAGAAATGAAAGAAGAGGTAGGAATTAAAGGAGTGTTCAACAATATCTATATTAGACTTCGCGGAAAAGAAAATGAATGGCTCTTATGTGGCTATAGCACTTCGCTTAATTCCAGCGATGATATACGAAATTTTTCAAACGTTTTTAATCATGTTACGAGAATATGGCTCGATGAATTTCAGCCAGAAAGTGGTGATTATGTCAAAGACGAGGTGAAGCGAGTTTTTTCTATTCATACATCACTGGCAAGGGGCGGTGGCTCGCAGAGCAGATATTTACCTCTTATATTAACCGGAAACTTAATTGATGTAAATAACCCTTATTATGAACACTTTGGAATAAACCGCGATATAAATATTGAAACCAATTTTTATAGAGGAAATGGCTTTGTTCTTGAACAAGGGTTTAATAAAAGTGCCGCAGATGCTCATTCAAATAGCACATTTAATCAATCTTTTTCAGAATCTGATTACAGTAAACTATTAACAAAAAAAGAATATTTAAAAGATGATAACACTATGATTTTAAGAACTCCAAACTTAAAAGGTGATTACTTATTTACTATTAAGTATTGTGATAAATATTTCTCAATTCGTTACTTGTATGGTCTGGCGTTTTACTATGTTAATGAAACTGCTGACTTGACATATAACTTTGCACTTGCCGCAAGAAAAGAGGACTTATCGGATGATTGTATTTTTGACGGAAATAATCGTTTTAAAAAACGAATGAAAAAAATATATCACAATAATATGGTTCGATTTTCAAGCTATAAGGCTCGAGAAGCTTTCCTTGAGTTTATCAAATAAAAATTACCCCCGTCGAGAGAAGACGGGGGTAATTTAATTCATCAGAGTATGATACTCTGCTTGTTTGGATCATGACTGTTTTTATTTAGCGCACCGTGGGTAGATACAAAAATGAATCTACAGTTACTTATATACAAACTTTTCAATGATTATAGACTACTAACAAATAATCTTTACTTCGGATATTATCCTTTATTTGCCGTTACTTCTATTATCGTTAAAAGTTTGTTCCTATTATTTCAATGGAATCACCCCTTTCCCTTATTTATTATATCACAATCCTATAGAATTGTCAATAAAACCGCCGGAGTTTTAATCCGGCGGCTATAAGGAAAAGAGGAAAGAATGGGGTTCCCCTAACCATAAGGGGCTTATTACTGGAGCGGATAACAGGTGCTTTCTTTTGTTGCCATAGCAACAAAATCGCTTTCAAGCATTTTATATACCGTTGAAGAAACTTCTTCTTTAGTGCAGGAAACAATAAGAATATCTTTATTTCCTAAGATGGAAATAAGGAGTTTCTTTGCTTCCTTCTTTCCGATTTCTCCATCCAATTTATATGTATCAAGTTTCCCATTCATTACGAATGTAACTTTTGTATTATATTCGGGAATTGTTCTTGTAATATATTTTGCCATATTCTATTCTCCTTAATCAGCAAGGCTAAGAGTAATAAATTCACGCCCATTTTTTGATTTTAATTTATCAACTTTGACTGAGAACGGGTCAGTGTCTCCCATATCTGTAAGCGTATCAATGATATCGGATAGAGAACGCATTACGCTTTCCGATCTGGTTGCGTATAATGCATCACATCCTGATTCATCAGGCTCAGAAATGATGAGAAGAGAATTGAACACCTCTCCAGTAGATTCATTTACAATTTCCTGTTCAACATAACCTTTAAAAGGAATGATCGTTCCCTTAGCCAACTCTTTCATGGGAATGGCATCATTTCTTGAAGTATAAGACAGAACTTTTCTTGCGGTTAAACCTTCACTTGTTTTAATTACTTTTGCACTCATGTTTTCATTCTCCTTTTTATTTATATTTTGTAGTACCCGCAATAGAGAAGTTCTGACACCGTTTATCATTCGTAAATAAAATCCAGCGGTTTCACCCGTGACAATCTGTATTTTATTATCCGAACCCCTCTATCCGGTACATATATATCTTAGCACGTTTTTAGATGTTTGTCAACACCATATATCATCTCTTTCATATATTTCATCATTTCTTAACGACGAAATAAGTTCTTCGTACTCGTCAGTAATTGACAGTTCATATGATGTTCTTTCCATTGCAATATACGTTCCAATATGTAGAATGTTTCCATCAATAGTGAGATCGAAGTTGTCAGTATCATTGTATAGCAATCGTTTTTTCCATGCTTGCCTTTCTTCCAGTGTTCCATCAGCTCCTACCATGAAATGCATACCGACTTTAAAATTTTCAATTTTACCTAAAAGCTTCGCTCCTAGTTTTTTAGGGACTCCTGCTATTGTAATGTGTAATTGATCGTTTTCGTCATCGTACGCGTATTTCTTTGCGCCGAGAGTTGTAAATCGTTTATAAAATCCATCAAAATCCGCGATACCTAAAATTTGTAAATCTCCTTTTTTCGTGTATGCTTTGAACGATACATTACAATTTTCAGCGTATTCAATCCATTGTTTGTTGTAGTTTTCTAATAATTCTTTATACTTTTCTCCGTTCTCGATTTTAACAGAATCAGTATCGGCATAAATAAAATCTTTGTATGTTAGGTCGATCAACTCCTGTAAACGGACTCTGGCTAAAGCAGTAACCGTTACCCCCCACTGATAATTTAAAAACTTTCCGCTTCTTACATTATAATACGATTCAATTTGATTCTTTGCTTCCTCTTCGGTGGGAGTTCGTAATGTTAATTCATTTAAATTCCCCGAAAAATCCGATATATCTTTTACGATTTTCTCAACCATCATGCCGAACGATGCATTTACACGGTTTTTTGATTTCATGTATTCGTACTCAGAACCCTCAATACCCTTTAGCTCTGTTTTCTTTGTATACCAACTCGCACACTCTTTTCGTATTTCATCGGGCAAATATCCTTTTGTTGTGTAGTATGCCTTTGTTATTTTCATTTTACCTACATATTGATTCTTAATAATGCTATATTCACAACCCAAAAAACTAAATTCAAACGATTCCTTTTGCGATATCAGGCGGCCATTATCAAAAATACCTGTATTGTGTGCAGATGCTGGGCATATCATTTTTGACTTTGGAATGTATGGAACGGGTGTTTTAATATTATCTCTTAACTGAACATCCTCAAAAACAGCTTCAAAAATACACCAGTAATTTTTGATATAGTAATCAATTCCATCTGGTGTCTGAACAGAATTGGTACATTCCATCAATCGGCCAGACGGAAACTGATCTGAACATATCATTACAGCCGGATATGATGATGCAAAATCATATGATGTTACATTAGATATTATTCTACCTACTTTATAGCGGTTAGCATGCGTGTTGCCACCGCGAAAAGCTTTTAATAGTAAATTGTATTGCTCAAGCGTTATCTTTTCTTTGTCCATATATTTTTGTCTATATGTTTTTTTCTGCTTAAATTTAGCATCTGACTTAGTACGATACGAACCGCCATTGTATGTACTTCCTAAGCATGCTTTTTTGTATGAACGCCTAACATATCCTGTATTTGTCATTGGAATTGTTCTAAGATTATCACCTTCTTTTTCCATTATTGACATAACAGCGTGGTACAATGTGATTACATCCATCCCCGAGTAGTACAAAATTTCGTCTGATAACTCAGACCACGGATAGCGGATAATTTCATAATCTATTAGCTCCTTGTCTTTCTGATACTCTGCTGAGTTGTAATTTTCACAGAACTTAGCTAATGACATATTAGACAGTAAGTAACTGTCACGAAAAATGATTGTATCAGAATTTAGTTCAAATTTTGCTACTTTTCGATTCTTTACCAGAAAAACCTTAGTAAAATCAATATCTAAAATTGACTTTAAAAACTGATACTCAAACGAGAGATTGTGCACATAGCAAACAGCGTGAATATTATGCTTTAATAGAACTCTCTCTATTTCAGAAAAAAGCATATAACACTCAGTTCGCGTTCTGCAAAAGAAAACAGTGTCAAGCAAATAAAGCTGATACAGGTAGGGAAAACCTAACATGTATTCCTTCGGGTTATGCGGATCGTTTTCTGGCATCGAAGACGTTTCAATGTCAAAAGTTAAAGGGGTAGATAACAATGCTTTGCCTTTTTTGTTTAAGAGAAGACCGTCATTATTTACTAGATAATCTATTTTTCTCTCTATTGACTCAAAGGAATATGTATAATAAAAACTAGATAGACGGCTATCTGGCAGTATATCTGGTTTTCTTAAATACGGCATTATTACACCCCCTTGTTAATAGTTGCTAAAATGAAATCCAATTTTTATCTTTATTTTGTTCTAGCGAATTACGAATATAGTCGGCAAGTGTTTTATCAGACTCTTGAATTTCATCGTATATATCTTTAATAGATTTATTTCTATTATCTATTTTTTGCATACCTATTGCTAAAATCAGCTGGTCACTGTCATACTTATTTTTAGATTCCTCACCTTTAGTAGTGCCTAAAAAATTAAGCATTTCAACTATTTCATCACTTGACATTGTATCAAGCTCAGGATAGTTTTCTTTTATTGTTTCTACTCTTTGTCTCTCTATTTCCGACACTCCTTCTAATGTTGCAGATTTCCAATTTCTGACTTTCTTTAATAACTGTATTGCTTCCTCGTAGTTGCTAATTTTCCTAGATTTTAAACGATGCAATAAATTACCTTTTTTACCGATTGCACCTGAGCTGATTGTAGATTTAATATAATCTACGGTTTTCGATGTTTTTCCAGCTTTTTTAATTTCCTTTGCCCTTTCGTTAAATTCTTTAACTAATTCTCTGTATTCACGCTCTAATAAATCTCTTCTGCTAACTTTCCTAGCCATATTCAATCCTCCAATTTATACATTTCTGATATTTTAATTGATTTCAAAATTTTAACATTAAAATCAAATGTAGACTCTGCTATAATACTAACCATATTGTTTTCATAATAAGCATTAGTTTTAATCATGATTTTGTCATGATCAATTTTCATATATATCAAATGTGTACAAGTAAAACCTAATTTTTTCAATTTTTTAATAATATTTATTTCTGCTACCCTTTCGAACAAGTATTCATTTGTATAATTTGTAATAAGAGTATCAATAAACTCGCTCTTTGTTTGATTGTTACAACTACTTTCAAACTCAAGCATTTCAATATTTGATTTTAAAAGAGAAACTGTTATACGTTCTTTAAACTTTGAAATCATCTTATTTCCTCCTTTTGATTTGCTACATCTCTTTGATGTTTTAAGTATACCACATGTGCACACCTTTTGTCAAACCTTTTTTGAAAATTATCAATTCACCATTTATGTTATCACTAAGAACTCACCATCCTGCTGACTAACATTTTATATTAACAATAACAATTTCTATTACCAACAAGAATCTC